ATTTCGTTTGACCTAACAAACCCTGAAATTGACAATTCTGACCGTGACAAATTGATCAATGTATTCATGGGCGAAGCAGTTTCAATCAATAATTTGCCTGGCAACATGGGTTCAATTTTTCAGGGTTTTGTTGAGGGCTGGTCATTCCAAGCCGCCTATAACCGACTTTCAGTTTCCTTGACACTTTCCCCAACCGCTTATTCCTTGCAGTCATTGGCATGGGACGAAATCGCAAACACATTCACCTGGTCAAGCGTGTCGCCGACACTTGACTGGGCGCGTGCAACAATTATCACCTAAGAAGGAGAAAATATGGCAAACCCTACGTCGAATTTCAACTGGCAAATGCCAACGTCTAGTGACTTGGTCACGGACTTGCCAGCCGATTTTGAAACATTTGGTCAGGCGGTTGACACAACATTGGTCGACCTAAAAGGCGGCACAACAGGTCAGGTTTTGTCTAAGGCAAGCAACACCGACATGGATTTTACTTGGGTCACAAGTGATGACGCTAACGCGATTCAAAACACAATTGTGGACGCTAAGGGCGATCTAATCGCAGCTAGTGCAAACGACACACCAGCGCGCCTTGCCGTAGGTACTAATGGCCAAGTCCTGTCAGCGGATTCAACTGCTGGCACTGGCTTGGCTTGGGCGATTCCTAGTGGAATGACTTTATTATCAACGACAACACTTTCAGGCGCAAGCACGACAATTTCAAGCATTTCACAGTCTTACACAAATCTTTTAGTGCAAATTTTCGGCATGACAAATGACACAGCAAACGGAATCTTTAGCGTGAAATTAAACAATACAGCAGCTATTTATGGAACTTCAATTCAACTTACAACAGTTGCAAATCTAAGCAACGGAACATTAGGTTCAGGTTCTGCAATAAGTAGAACAGTCAATCAAAATGCTTATACATTGTTGATAAATAACTACACGAACCCAACTGGAACGCAATTTATACCAGTTTCTTTTTATGGAATTGCGGTAGATAACGCAGGTTCTGCCTACACTGGTACAAACATCAACGCCGCCCTTGCGGGTGGTGCTGCGGTTACATCACTCGTATTTGCTAACGCTGGCGGCAATTTTAGCGGTGGCACAGTCAAAGTTTACGGAGTAAAATAATGAGTAATCCAATAATTAGAATCCACAATATCGAAACTGATGAAGTCATAGATCGTGAAATGACGGACGCAGAATACGCCGAATTTTTAAATCCAACACCCACACCGCCATTGTTGCCATGACTTATCCGCAAGGCACAAATGCCCGACTGATCGAAGTCGCAGCAGCTGAAGTTGGCACAATTGAAGAAGGCGACAACCTGACAAAGTACGGCAAATTTACAAAGGCAGACGGGTTGCCCTGGTGCGGTTCATTTGTTAACTGGTGCGCAGTACAGGCAGGTGTCAAGATTCATTCAGTTGTTGGCACTGCCGTTGGCGCACACAAGTTCAAAGAGATTCAGCGCTGGTCAGGTATGCCGCAATTGGGCTATTTGGCATTTATGGACTTTCCACATGACGGCGTTGACCGCATTTCACACATTGGAATTGTTGTGGGACTAATTGACACAAAGACTTGCTTGACGATTGAAGGCAACACCAGCGGGACAGGCGACCAGCGCAATGGCGGCATGGTAATGGTGAAGGTTCGTTCGTACGGTGAAGGCAAGGAAATCGTCGGTTTCGGCATTCCAAAGTTTGTGCCGTACAAGGGCGAATTTCCAAAAATCGAAATACCAACAATGGCAGCGAAGCCAAAGAAGGAGAAAACAAAATGGACAAAACCAAAGCCTTGATCGCGTCATGGGCGCGTTCATTCATGGCAGCAGCACTTGCCCTATACATGGCGGGCGTTACTGACCCAAAGACCCTAGCAATGGCAGGGGTTGCAGCGGTTGCACCAGTGATTTTGCGCTGGTTGAACCCAAACGACAAAGCCTTCGGTTCTACGGGGAAGTGAACCGTCGATTCGCAGCGGCTGGGTTGGTTTGGGCACTTGCACTAACCCAGTCCGCTTGCGGGTATCAGGGGTGGACACGTTATGAATGTCAAGAATTCGACAACTGGTCAAAAGCGCATTGCCAAAAACCGCAATGTCTCCCGACTGGAACATGCACTGACGACCTACTTGGAATTGAATCGGAACAAACCCGCACGCCGTAAGTCACCCGAAGAAATCCACGCGCAGCTGATTTTAATAATTGGTTCAACCCTTGCAGCAGTCTTTTTGGTTGTCACGGTTGGCATAACTTATGCGCTTATTTTTGTCACGCAACCAGTTAGCGCGCAAGCACCAAATGACGCAGCATTCATTGATCTATTAAAGACACTGGCAATTTTCTTAACTGGTTCGCTTGGTGGCGTACTTGCTGGCAACGGACTCAAATCCAAACCGAAGCCGCAAGACACGCCGACAAACACGCAAGGTTCTTGACCGCGCGCCAATCATGCGTCACCCTGAGTTCAGGTGGTAGTCCTACCGCCAAGAATCGGGAGAATTCAAAATGGTACTTGATCTATTAGACCCGCAAACGCTGGGTCGTTTATCGCTTGTCATCATTCTTATGGTGATTTCAGCCGCTGCGGGATACGCAAAAGGCTTCAAAGAAGGCAAGCGCGAAGGCATGGCACGACGTAAGGCAATGGTCCGTCACATGGCAAATAAGGCGGTCAAATAATGGCTGGCTTCCTTGATAACTACGAAGACGTTGCAACACGAATCAAGCGTTTTTGGGAGACACACCCTTCAGGGCGTATCGAAAACAACATTGTTGAATTCAATGCAGAAAAGGGTTTTATTCTAGTTCAGACCCAAATCTTCAAAGAATACGAAGACCAAAAGCCTTCAGCGATCGATTACGCATTCGGCAACGTGGCGACCTACAACGTGCAAATGAAAAAGTTTTTTGTTGAAGATACAGTCACGAGCAGCATAGGACGTGCCATTGGTCTTTTGCTAGGTACGGACAAGCGCCCAACCCTTCAGGACATGCAAAAGGTTGAAACGATCAGCACCAGCGTTGCCAAATCTACGGCTGACGATTATGACCCGTGGACAAAGAAGTTTGGCGACGTGCCCAGTTACAAGACCGCAGCTGAAGCCGCCCAGTCAGGCATTCCGTCATTGGGTTCATCAATGGACGAAGTGGCAAAACAATTGGGCGGTCAATTAGTAGCCGAAGCACCGCAGTGCAGCCACGGGCACATGATTTGGAAACAAGCCCACGAAGGCGCACCAAAGAATTGGGGCGGTTACTTCTGCACTGAACGCACAAAGGCAACACAATGCACGCCGCGTTGGTACGTCTTTTCAAGCGACGGAAAATGGAAGCCCCAGGTATGAGTGATTACGTCGAAATAATCTATCCACAAAGCATGACGGCAAAACTCATGCACAACGGTGACGTAATTGCCGAATACAAAGTCGCACAATGCGACGGGTGTGCCCTGGTCACAAAACTGGACGCATTTGGTTACAAAATCGGGCAGGGCGGCGAAAAACTTGCCTGGTTGTGCGGTGGTTGTCGGTGAAAATGACATTGACGCACGCCGAACAAATGGTTTGCATGCTATCGGCGATCAAATGGGAAACCGATACAGGCAAAACAATGTCCAACCCGCAGCGATACCAAAAAGACCTTTCGACTTATGAATACCTTGTCGAAACTGCTGAAGCAATTGGCAGTGAATGGGTTGTTGCCAAATACTTCGATCTACCATTTGACCCGTATCAGCAAAAGTTCAAGGGAACGGCTGACGTAGGCAATGCAATTGAAGTGCGTTGGACTAAGTACGTTGCCGGGCAATTGATCGTTCATGAATACGATCGACCAGGCGACATTGCAGTGCTGGTCACTGGTCAAGCACCGCACTATTTCATTGCGGGCTGGATTCCCATTGCTATGGCGCAACGTCCTAAGTATCGCCACAGTAAGCAACCCAATTGGTGGGTTACTCAAATCAATCTTCAGCCGATCGAAAATTTACGGAGAAGCAACTATGGACAAAGTGCAATTTGAATGCAGGAAATGCAAGAAGATCACGGTGCAGCTGATTCACAAAATAACCGACAACCTGCCCGAAGGTGTGGAAGTAATCCAATGCACGAAGTGCGAAGTCATGGGGGTTGCACAGATAGGGACTTCAAATGCCAATCTATGAGTTTGAATGCACGGTGTGCAAAATCCGTGTTGAAGTGGATCGATCAATCCACGACGAACGCAATCCAATCTGCTGCGGTGAAAACATGAGTCGAAGGTACTCAACTTTCGGCATTTCATTCAAAGGCGACGGTTGGGGTCATCAATGATCGTCGTGCTTATGGGCGCACCAGGGGCAGGCAAATCGACCTGGGTAACAAAAAACAAAAACGGCGACGAACACATTTTCAACACTGAAGGTGTAAGAATTAACCGTGAATTAGACGTTGCGGCTTACATGCAACACCAACGCATGAAGGCAATCAAAGCAGTCGAATCAGGCAAACACCTTATTGCCGACGGTACTCACACAATCAGCACCCACCGAAAAGTTTGGCTGAATCTAGCTGACCGATTAGGTTTAGAAACACGGTTGGTTGTGTTTGATACTGCCCTTGCAACCCTATTAGGCGTTCAGGTTACCCGTGAACACCCTGCACCCCCAGTGATCGTAATTGAACACTATCGTCGATTACAAAGGGCAAAACACATTATTCGTCGCGAAGGGTGGGGTTCAATTGAAACTATTACACGTTAAAAGTTATCCACAGAAGTTATACACAGGGTGCAAAAGGTTGTGGGACACGCCCAACGGTATGCGTAAAGTTATTCATCACTTGACGGGGGGGTGTACGCTTGACGCATACAACAACACCCCGCATTTAAGGATTTTACATAAGAATGAAGTTCTTTCAAATAATCTTGAAAAGAAAAAGATAAATAAAAAAAGACTTCAATTGTTGTTGTTAATTACTGGCTTCGTCGCACCAATAGGGGCTAACCCTGCCTTAGCTGCTAATTACTCAATAGACCATTTGAAATTGTATGCACATTCAAGAATCCTGGATTATAAAGAATTCCAGTGTTTCAATCGCATAATCACAAAGGAAAGTCGGTGGTCATACACTGCGCGGAACGGGTCGCACTGGGGGCTTGGGCAGATGAGATCAAAGCACTATGGAACACTTGACCCATTCAGACAAATAGACGCTTCATTGCGATACATAACAAATCGTTATGGAACACCATGTAAGGCATGGGACTTTCATCAACAAAGGAACTATTACTAATGGCAAGTGCATTGAAAGACAATGGAAGCACTGGTAAATGGCGCAAGATTCGTGAACGCATACTGCAACGTGACGGCTACACATGCCAGCAATGCGGTGGTGAGGGAACAACGGTTGATCACATACTGCCACGCAGTGCAGGCGGTGGCGACGACGACTGGAATCTTCAGTGTCTATGCGCTAAATGCAATTATTCGAAAGGGGGGCGGTTTTTTAGTAACGCTTCGACACCCCTGACCCTTCCTC